AGCTTTGGTATGGAAGCATTTGACGTTGAAGTTGGTGAAATTATCACTCTTACGCTTGATCGTTATGGTTGGACTAATAAAGAGTTTGAGGTTGTAAGTTGGTCATTTGGGCCACAGGATCAAGGCGCTCTTACGATTGGTTTGAGCCTTCGTGAGATCTCTGAGGCAGCTTTTGATTGGGACGCTGAAGAGAAGGCTCTCCTACAGAACAACACAAACCTACCCTCAGCCTTCCAAGTCCCTGAGGTTGGCCTTTCGGTCGGTGCTGAACTCCGTATTGCTAACGAACAGGTTGTTGGTGCATTGCTTATGGACGTATCTTCGGCAAGCCCTTTTGCTGAGAGGTTTGAGGTTCAGTTCAAGCGTAGTAGCGACACTGAGTGGGTTATGGCTGGTCAGGCGGCAGGTAACCGCTTTGAGGCAATCGGTGTATCTGACGGGTTCTTTGACGTAAGAGCTAGAGCAATTAACGCTCTTGGTATCCGTGGCCCATTCAATACAATCTCTAATTTCTACGCTACCCTCTTTGAGAGTAATCCTGAGAACGTAACCAACTTTGCAGCTAACGTAGTTGGTAACACACTGCACTTGACTTGGACACCAGTTGGTGACTTGGACTTGTCGCATTATAAAGTTCGTTATAGTCCCCTTACATCTGGTGCATCATATCAGAACGGTATTGATGTTATCAAGAAGATCTCTCGACCAGCCAACAGTATTACCCTACCTGCTAAAGTTGGGACATACTTCATCAAGGCTGTAGACAAGCTAGGTAACCCATCTGAAGCTGCTGCATCTGTTGTCGTTCAAACTAACGTAGCTGACCTAGATAACCTTAATGTCGTTGAGACACTAGTTGAACACCCTGACTTTACAGGTGCTAAGACTGATGTAGTCCTTGTGTCAGATGAAACTGGCCCATACATTACCCTAGACACTAGCACTCTCTTTGATGATGTAACTGGTGACTTCGATGATGCTACAGGTCTCTTCGATGGTGGCGGTGGTAACACAGTTGCAAGTAGTGGCATCTATCAGTTCGCTGACTATATTGACTTAGGTGATAAATACACAAGTCGTATTCAGGCTGATCTTGATGTTGACTTCCTCGACTACGCTAACACCTTTGATTCTGCTGCTGGTCTCTTCGATAGTCGTGAGGGTAACTTTGATGGTGATCCTACACAGTTCGACACTATTAGTGCTAGAACTCAAGTTAGCTTTACCGATGACGACCCAACAGGATCGCCCACTTGGTCTGCATGGCAAGATTTCTTTGTGGGTGACATTGCTGCACGGGCGATCCGCTTCCGCGCAATACTTGAGACAACCGATGGCAACAACGCCCCTGCTGTCAGAGAACTTAGTGTTGAAGTAGATATGCCAGATCGTGTTGAATCTGATGATGACATTACCTACACAGGGTCTCAGGTTGTTACCTTCCCGTCAGCATTTAAGAATGTCCCAGCTATTGGTATTGCTGCATCACTAGCTGATGGCGATAGATATGAGATTACAGGTAAAAGCAGAACAGGCTTTACAATCACAACTTACACAGGTGGGTCTGTTAGCAGCAACCCGACCACAATAGACTATGTTGCTAAAGGATACGGAAAGGAATTGGCAGTATGAGCCAGAATGACTTTAACCTAGCGAACCAAGGCTTCCCGTCCATGCGGGCTGATATGAACTCTGCCTTCCAAGCGTTGGCGAGTAACTCTTCAGGTGCGACTGAGCCTAGCACTACTTATGCTTACCAGTGGTGGTATGATACCTCAACTGATGTTCTCAAAATACGCAATTCTGACAATGACGCTTGGATTAGCTTTGCTGAGTTCGATCAGGTGAATGATACTTGGTCGGTCACTGCTAACCTGCGCTTTGATGATAACGAGAAACTGATCCTTGGCACAGGTGATGATCTTGAGATTTATCACGATGGGTCTAACAGCATCATTGACGAAACTGGCACTGGTGATCTGCAACTCAAGGTGGGTGGCAACACTAAGGCTACAGTCACCGCCAATGGCATGACCATCACTGGCACAGCACTTGCCACAACCGACACAGACACCACCAACACTGGCTCTGTCACGCTCGACTTCAGCGCAAACCAGAACTTTGTCCTGACCCTCACAGGCAACGTGACACTGGCTAACCCAACAACTGAGCAAGTCGGTCAGTCTGGCTTCATCGTGTTCATTCAAGATGGCACAGGCGGTCGCACAGTGTCGCTTGGCACTGACTATGAGACTGCGGGTGGGGCAGGCTTAACGCTATCCTCTGCGGCCTCTGCGACTGACATCGTGCCATATGTGGTTGCTGCATCGGGTCGCATCTTGCTTGGCGCGCCACAGCTTGCATTTGCATAAGGGGGACTGACATGAGTGGCCCATTCGGTTCTTCGCAATGGATGTATTCTAGCGGCGGCTTCTATCCAACTGAGATAGATCAGTCGCTGCGCTTTAATGATGATGACAGTGCTTATTTGAGTAGGACATTCACTTACTCGCCAAGATATACTCAGACATTTTCCTTCTGGGTCAAGCGTGGAAATATATCATCTGATATGAACGTATTGGGCGCTTGGGATGGCGCGTCAAGTTTTTCATTTCGATTTACATTTACGTCATCAGACCAGTTCTTGATCCGCATGGGCGGTGCGAGTGCAACTGGCGTAACAACCTCACAGGTTTTTAGAGACACATCATCTTGGTATCACATTGTTGTTGTTATTGACACCACTGAAGCAACATCCACAAATAGAATTAAATTATACGTCAATGGAGAGCAGGTAACTTCATTTAGTTCAGCATCCTATCCATCATTGAATGGTAATTCGCAATTTGGATCGGGAAGCGCTAATAATAAAATAGGTGCTGATTACGCTGGTAATTTTACACTTGACGGCTACCTCGCAGAAGTAAACTTCATTGACGGGCAGGCGCTTGACCCGACTGATTTCGGTGAGTTCAAGTCTGGCGTGTGGGTTGCTAAGTCGTATGAAGGCAGCTACGGCACGAATGGCTTTTATCTGAATTTCTCTGACAGCGCGAACATTGGCGATGACCTGTCTGGCAATGCAAATGACTGGACTGCGAATAACCTAGTTGCAACCGATGTGGTGCTTGATAGCCCGACACAGAATTGGTGTGTGCTTAATAGCACAAATACAGCAGGTGCTACTCTTTCTGAGGGCAATCTAAAGTATGTTTCAGCTTCTTCTGGATACACACCATCTGTATCCACATTCGGCAATGCAAGCGGCAAATGGTATTGGGAGGTCAATTTCGTATCTGGATCGTTCCCGCTAATTGGTGCTGTTGACGAAACTTGGTCTGTTACTTCTGGCAATGCGGTTGGATATTTAATCGGCCCAGATGGTGTTGACAGTATTGCATATTATTCAGATGGCAGAAAATTCATTAACGGCTCTGGAACTAGCTATGGCGCATCTTTCACAACTGGTGATATTATTGGTGTTGCGCTTGATTTAGATAGCAATGAGATAACATTTTATAAGAATGGAGTATCTCAGGGGGCTATATCTTACACATTTTCTGGCAACTTTATCCTTCCTGCCGTGTCTGATGCAAGCAATTCTGCATCTGCAACCCTTGTCGCCAACTTCGGCCAAGACAGCAGCTTTGCAGGCAACAAGACCGCGCAAGGCAACACGGATGGCAATGGCGTGGGTGATTTCTACTATGCGCCACCATCGGGCTATCTTGCGCTTTGCACGGCTAACCTGCCTGACCCTGTGATTGACCCAGCGCAAGACGATGTGCCAAGCGATTACTTTAATACTGTGTTGTATACGGGGTCTGTATCTAGTGTAACGGGTGTGGGCTTTCAGCCAGATTGGACATGGATCAAGCAAAGGTCTGGGCCTGTTCGTAGGCATCACTTGCAAGACGCTGTTCGTGGCGCAGGAAAGTCTTTATTTTCCAATGATACAACCGCAGAGGAAACAAGCGTAAATTATCTTACGTCTTTTGATGCAGATGGTTTTTCGCTTGGTGGAAGTTCTGAA